GTTGGGGCCTTACGGTGAGACGAAATCTCACTTTAGTAGGTGAGGCCCGGCTCGGACATGTAAGATGTAAATCAGACATCTCCGGCTTTGAATCCTCGCGATTCAGTCGGTTGCAACGAGGGGGGTAACTGTCCCTCGCATTGGAAGAGCTGGGTCACCGTTGACATGGTGGTTCCCATTCCTCTCTTGACTGAAGCACCCGAAACACCGGGGCCCGATCGGCCCCTCACGTGTATAAAAGGAAATTGAAATGATCGTAAAACAAACAGAATTATGCGGAAAACTACACAGTGGCCAGTTATACTCTTCTGGCTCCCGTACAGCCCTCCAGCTGTGTCTGTTTGTCTGGGCCCCGTGTCCAGTTCTTTTCTTCTTCAAAAGAGGCGTCGTCGAGGCAAGGGCGGGTGCCTTGTCGCTCTCGACGTTAATCCTCAATCGCCTGGTGGGGGTCCCTCATCCTCCACGGTAAACTCAAAGAAAAAGGTTGTCCCAGCCAACCAGGGATGTAAAAGATTGGCGCGCAATGGAGGGCTTGCGCGAAGGGCTGTGAGGCTACTTGCCGATGATCAGTCGCTGGAAAGTGAGAGGGTTCGTCCCTTACCTCGCCGGATCAAATGCGGTCATCTTCGTTCCGCTATCCGGGCAACTTTCTCTGACGACCTTACCCCGGTCCAAGAGCTAAGTATCAAAACGGCACAGAAACTCGAAATGGAGCCGTGCTCGTTCTGCGAAAGTGGAAAGAGCGAAATACTTAGGAAATATAAAGAAGAGAGGTTCAGACCAGCCGAACCGGTGGGGGAGCAATTCCTCGCTCGCTTCAAAAAGGCCTGCGCGTGTAACGTGGCGCGTGGATGGAACCTGAAGAAGTTCCCTTATATCCCTAATGGGAACGCGAGTCGTAAATTTTCTCGCAAAGATGGTGGGAACTGGAACGTGGAAAGTTTCAGTTCTGGGTGTCGGACGGAGCTTGTCTATTCGTCCGGCAAACCGAGGGTGGTCACGCTCTATTCGTCTGAGAACGTGGCACGACTGACACCCTTGCACCATGCTTTGTACGACTCACTTCAAAGGAAGGGTTGGCTCTTACTAGGTCCACCGACCGAAGAACGAGTCAGACGACTCAACCATGGGGTTTCCGGCCCATATGTATCCGTGGACTACTCCGCGGCTACTGACCGTATTAAGACCTGTTTTGTACAGGCCATGGTTGAGGTCCTGCTCGAGAAGAGCGAGGGGTTGACTACGGACGAAATCGAAGCACTCCAAGTGCTGTCAAATCTCCGTTTCGATCCGGACGATCCAGTTGCCGTTCGCGGACAGCCGATGGGTAGCCCTATGAGCTTCCCGCTACTTTGTCTGATAAACAAGGTAGTCGTCGACCTCTCGCTCGCAGATCTCCAG